CCTATCCAGTCTCGCAAAAAGTACACTAGCACCCACGTTTGATGATATTACTCAGACGGCAGAAGGTGCTATCGCTGTAATCCGCCAGTTTGAACAGGGTGTTGGTGCCCTCGAAGGACAGCTTGGTTCTATCAACGCCGTTGCCGGTGCGTTCGCCGTAGAAGCTGGTGACCTTATTGGTGCCGTACGTAGATTCGGTGGTGTGTTCAAATCTGCTGGTGGTAATCTTGAAGAACTCCTAGCCCTATTCACAAGTGTACGTCAAACAACTCGTGAAAGTGCTGAATCCATTAGTACTGGTTTACGTACTATCTTTACTCGTGTTCAGAGACCGGAGACGATTCAGTACCTCCGAGAGCTTGGGGTAGAACTAACGAACGCAGAGGGTCGCTTCATTGGTCCCTTCAAGGCCGCTCAAGCTCTAGGTAAGGCGTTTGCCGCACTACCCGCTGGTGATACTAAGTTTATCTCCATAGCAGAAGAACTCGGTGGCTTCCGTCAAATTGGTAAGGTTATTCCCTTACTCCAACAATACAAGGTTGCTCAAGAAGCCCTCTTGGTAGCACAATCTGGTTCTAATTCTCTTACCAAAGATGCTGCGACAGCACAACAGGCCCTAGCTGTCCAGATTACAAAGGTTAGAGAACAGTTCTTAGCTCTAGTGCGTGGTATTGCGGCTAGTACTTCCTTCCAAGTATTTACCAGAACGGCCCTAAGTTTAGCTAGTGCGTTTATCCAAATTGCGGAGACTGTTAAGCCCCTCATTCCACTCTTGGGAGCGGTTGCTGCTTTCAAATTCGCACAGGGTTTTGGTTCCTTCCTTGGAGGTGCTGGTGCTGCCGTACGCGGTTTACAAACTCGTAACCAAGGCGGTCCGATTAGGAAGTTTGCTAGTGGCGGTATAGTTCCGGGTGTTGGTAATGGGGATACCGTTCCCGCTATGCTTACTCCGGGTGAGTTCGTTATCCGTAAGAGTAGTGTTGGCAAAATGGGTGCTGGTACTCTAGCCGCTATGAATGAAAACAAGTTCAATCGTGGAGGAGATTTACGTCAATCTATTGCGTCAAAACGAAAAGACCCTAAGTTCTCTGGCAAGTCTAGCCTAAAGGGTAGTGGTACTATCTCCGCACTCTCAGAACAGATTGGTAATATTCCCGACACTGAGATAGACGATACCTATGGGGGTGCGTTCTTATCTCCAGAGGGTAGACTTACGGACCTCGCTGGAAAGCTAGAAAAAGGTGCTGTTCTCAAAGAGCTTAAAAAGAGCAAATCTTATACTGTTCTAAGGGGGGCTAAAACAACTAGCCCTCTCAGAAAAGAGTTGACACAGATTGAAAAGGAGATAAACAAAAAAACAGACTTCAAACTTGTAGCCGAAGCTCTAAGTAGAGAAAAAGCAGAGAGTATCGAGGATACAATTTTAGAAAACGTTGAGAGAGGCGTTCAGGCTGGGTCTAGAGAATTATCAACTAGCACTAGAATATCTGAAGGTGGGGTTGAAGATTCTGCCAAGATACTTCGTCAGACTAATATTGACCAAGTTATTGGTAACCTTTTCGAGGGTGTTGTTTCTAACGCTGGAGTTCCCTACGATCCATCCGACCGCGATTCGGCAAATGCAAATTTTGACTTCCCTACTGGACTTGGTGGTGTAGCTTCAAACTTCGGTAAAAACAGGCTTGGGAAAATCCAAACCGACGCTAAAACTAGATTCACAAGTGGTAACATTTCCTCGTTCACTAAGAAGGTTAAAAACTCCGAAGCTAGTAGGCTTGGAGATCAGATAACGTCTATCCTTGATAGACCAGAGGTTGTTGCTACTCTTAGAGAGAATTTTGCCAAGGGTACAAATCAGTCGAACGCACTAGATTTTGCTAAGGGAAGACGACAAAAGGGTACGGAATTTGCCACTGGCGGTCTTGTTGGCACTGATACAGTTCCCGCCCTCCTGACCCCCGGCGAGTTTGTCATAAACAAGAGTGCTGCTTCCAAAATCGGAGCGAGCAATCTAAACTCTATGAATAAGAGCGGTGTTGCTAAGTTTGCCAAGGGCGGAGCGGTTGGTGGTATCCAAAAATTTAAAGGTGGTGGATCTGCTGGTGGTGGAGGTTTTGATGTAGGTGCCATAGGTAAATTTGGTTTCGCTCTATCTGCGGCTACGGCTGCTATTTCAACATTCGGAGATAGTAGTGAGGGTGCTAGTAAGTCACAGTTCCTAATTGCTAAGTCTGGCGAAAGGCTAACTACTGCGATAGCAACTGTGGGTGCTGCTATTCTTGTATTTGGACTGACTGGTGATAAATCTTCTAAAGCGTTAGGGAGGTTGGGTAAAGCTGCAGACAAATGGGTAAAAACTGCTGCATCATGGTTTAAGGGGGAAAAAGATAAAGGGAAGAAAAAGAAGCGAAAGAAAGGCAGCGGGAAGAAAGAAGAAGGGAAGAAAGAAGAAGGGAAGAAAGATAAGGAGGGTTCGAGCAAAACATCCGAGGCTGCTAGGATCGCACAAGAGGAAAAACTAAACAGCAAACGAATAGATCAGCATGAACAGCAACAAGCAGCAGCCAAAGAAGAGGAGTCACTGAAAAAAGATTTAAAGAATAAGGAGAAAGAAGCTAAACCTGGTCGAGTTGAGATTGATAAGAATCAGAAAGACCTCGACGAAGTTAAGAAGGCACGGCCGGTCGGTTCCAGGGGCGAAGCCGTGAAAACCAACAATACGAGAAACGCAACAAAACGCCTAGAAAAAGCTCAGACAAAACATGCTCCAGTCATTGAAGCGGCTGAAGAAGCTAAGAAAAATCTCGAAAAAGCTATCAAGAAAAATGCTGAAGCCGCCCGCCTCCTAGAGAAAGAAATTGAGGAGATGACGGTGGCGGAAAAGAAGAGCATCCCCCCTAAAAAAGAAGCCGCTAAGAAAACTAAAAAAGCTAGTAGAGAGGTGGCCGGATATACCAAAGAAGTAACGAAGTCTGGTAAGGCGGCTAAGAAGTCTTCTAGTGGTGGAATGAAACAACTCGGTAAGGGGATAGGGAAATTTGCTGGTCTAGCTGCCGTAGCCGTGACGGGTTTCAACGCTATAGGCACTGCTATTACGGGTTTAATAGCTGACATGGCTCAAAAAGCTAAAGAAGAGGCTATTAAATCTGGAGATGCAGGTACTGCTGCTAATCAGGGTGGTAGACAGGCACAAGCAGAGGGTTTTGGAGAGCAGTTTTCTCTTGCAGGTATCACGGAAAATATTGGTAATTTTGCTTCGGTCGCGGGAAAGATGGCGAAAGAGAAACCCGGAAAACTTATCGGAAGTTTGGCACTTGGTCCCCTAGGGTTCGGTGCGGCCCTAACACATGAGGCTGCAACAACAGGGATCGAAAAAGGGGGAGCTTTTGAAGAATCTGGAAAAAGAAGACAAAAAAATATTGATAGGGCGGAGTTCCAAAGTGCTAAAAGTGCTGCAGATGTCAAGGTTAAAGCTGGACTTACTGACCTAACAAATCAAAAGAAGTCAGGAAAAATAGACTTCGCAGGGATCTCCTCAAGTATTGGTAAAGAATTATCAGTAGCTACGGATGAAGCGAATGATCTTACTGGTGCAGAGAGAACAAATGCTTTAGCTAGTACTGAGGCTATCGCATCTGATGTTATTAATAAGTTTGCTGAATCAGGGGCGTCTATAGATGAGTTAAAACAGTCTGCTAAAAAACTATCTGCTCGTAACGGTGGTTTATCCGAACGTCTATTATTACAGATCAAAGTCATCGAGGCTGCTAGGATCGCACAAGAACTTCTAACCAAAGCTAATTTTGACAACCTGAAAGTAACCTCAGCTTTTAGTCTTGCGGCTAACGCTGTAGATGGTTTTACCGCTGGTTTAAAGACTGGTTCTAACACCGTCGCCATAGCTATGGCAGAACTAGAGGCGGCTCAGAATACCATTGGGGCTGACACTACTACAGCTATCAAGACGGTTGAATCGGCACTTCTAGATAGTGCTGTTGGTGCAGACCCAGCTTTAAGAGAGTCTATTACTAATCAAGCAAATGTGGCGAGGGGTGCGGCTGACTTCAATCAGGGCGTAGGGGGGACGCTAGAAGGTTTAAACCTCAAGGGTAATGAGAATGATAAAACGACAATTACAAAAGCGTTAAAAGATCTTATTCCTAAGAATGCTGATGAAGCAACTACAGACGCACTGAACGCTGCTATATCAGACCAAGTGTCTAAACTCGACACGGGTAAAGCTATAGACTTCAAAGTATTACAAGAGGGCATAGCTTCACAAACTAAAAAACTTACCGCCGGTCTGTTTGAGTCTGGTAAAATAATAGCCGCTCACAACGGCAAGATGATAGGTTTGTATCAAGAGCGTGAGAAAATTGAGGCTACAGCGGCAGAGTCCCTTAATACAGCAATCGACACACAGATTGAAGCTGGCAAGTCATTCGCAGAGTTTGGGGGTAAGAGACTTACAACTCAACAGCAAACTCAAGCTAGACTTGCTCAGTTCAACAATATTGGTAAATTAGGTGGTCTTGGTGCTAATCTAAGAACTGGTAGTGCTGATGACATTAGGCGTGCTTCGACAAATATTTCTGGAACTTTCAACACACAACAAGGTGCGTTTGTTCAAGACATTGCTGGGCGTTCTGCTGTTGGAGGTGCTGGTATCTTCGCTGGTCCTGAGGGTGATCAAAAGGATCAACGTCCAGAGGCTAAACGTGCTAATGAAGCACTTATAACTTTCACAAAACAGAGAATAGCACTTCTCAAAGAAGAGATTACCATTGTTCAAGCTAAGAATAGAGAAGAGAAGAGTTCTCTTGAGAAACTCATTAGTGGGGATGTTCAAGGGTTTATTAAGGGTCAAGCTGCGGCTGGTGCTGGTGCGGCCCTGAGATCTGGCTCATCTGGACTTACTAGTCTGTTCTCTGGATCTGCACTTGGTGCTGGATTCAAGAGTTTGGAGGGGCAAGGGTTGTCTGACAAACAACTACGTTCTGCGGAAGATGAAACCCTCAAAAGGTTCGGGATTACAGGAAACGGTGCTTTGTCTGGTACAACTCCCGAGCAAGAAGCGTTCAAGGCTGAGGGTAGAGAGCTAGCTGGGGTGCTTGGTGATTTAGCTGGACAAGGTGCCCAATTTGATGTGTCTGAGATTGCTATTAATAAGGCTACTATCATCGCTACAGACGTTACTTTCAAAAACAAACTCAACGAGACCTCTAGAATAAATCAGGGTCAGCCACTTGCTAGGGGTGGAACGGTCTATGCTAACAACGGAATGTTTGTGCCCCGTGGTACTGACACTGTTCCTGCTATGCTGACACCGGGTGAGTTTGTGGTAAATCGTTCAGCAGTTCAGCGTGGTAATAATTTACAGATGTTAAGAGCCATGAACTCTGGTGGAGGAGCAAGTGGTCCCGGTTATATGCGTGGTGGAGGTAGAGCACGTCGTAATGGTGGAGGCCCAGTTGAGGGGTCTAGCAACATGCTTACAGATGCTATACCAGCACTTAGAAATGTATTTTCTGATTTTTCTAGTGCTGTAGACAAACTGGCAAACACTAACTTTAGCGTTAAACTGGACACCACAAATGTAAATGTAAACCTAGTAAACGGTAGCTTCTTAGAGTCTATGAAGCAAAACATTAAGGACGAGTTGTTAGCAGAAGTTGGAAAAGAAATAGGTAGGTCCAAATTTAACAGTAGTGGTGATTTGACACGCAAGGGCGGGGTACTCGCTTAAATAGGAAAACAATGAATGTCAGGTGAACATCACGTAGCTTTAGAATGTAGCTGCCTCAAAGCAACGGACGCTTCGTGTTCCGCTGGGGGTGAGTTTACTGCTCACATGATCATTGAAGCTAATATGGGTACCACCATACAGGCTGAGGGTGAGCTTACATCTCCACCTGTAGCTGAATTCTGTATGGACACTGTTTCGGCTGTTGTTGGCTCTGGCCCTCTTTACACTGTGACGCTGAATGGATGCGACTGTACTTGTTTGGATGATACGTGGGTAGCAGAGATCTCTGCCAACTATCAAACCTACTACTACTCAGTGGTATCTATTAATGGTTGTGACGTTACTCTTCAGTACACATCCAGCACAGACGCTGTGGACCGTCAGATTGAGGCATTAGATGCTATCAGGTTAGACGGTTCGTGTCCAGAGACGGCCCCTATCATCTCCACGGCAGCAGCTATGGAGGCGACCCTTACGTTCTTGTCTGAGGTAGAGAGTAGACTTACATCCTTCATCCCAATCGACATATCGCTAGACGCAGAGGGTGAACTGGATGACGGTATAAAGGTAGACTATGCTCTTAGTGAACTACTCACACTTGAGGGTAATCTTAATGTCTTAGACATAGATAAGGTTGCTGGTGAGTTTGGTGATTTCAAGTGCCAAGAAAAACTATATCCTCAGGCTGACTTACCCGTAGCTTCTGGGTTTGGTTCATTTGTAGGTCCACTAGCTGAAACTTCAGGTCTGTACAGCTTCATTGATGAGGGTGTATATGAGGGCATCCTTAAGGATGGCGGTGACTCCGTGACCCTTAGTGATGACGTAACCTCTTACATAAACCCTGATACGGTTCATACAGAGGGTCTATTTCAGTATAAGTGCGATCTTACTAATCTAAACGTACGTCCAGACTACACAGCCCTAAGAATGAGGGTAGCTGCACCGTTAGAGAACTATGAATCTAGCGTACCTCCTCTCTACACTGTTTACAATATTCAACTGCTGGACCCATCTGGAAATCTGATTGTCAAGTATAATGATATATCACTGAAGGGCGACTCCACTGTAGATCAATCTAAGTTCTCCACATATTCATCACTTCCTGAATCTAATGCGATAGATGATTATGACTGGGATAGAAGAACAAAACCGCACATGCAAATGGTTAGCGGTTATCAGTTGCACTTCAGTGTTCGTGCTGTATCTCTTGACGATGCGTTTACAGAGGGTTTCAGTAAAGGGTTTGAAGAAAACTATATCCTACCAGATATCCTGACAGATGGTAGTGGTAACAACTATTTGGCTCTAGACGGTGCTCCTCTATCGACCCAAGAGGTCAAGTTTCTGAATCCCACAAACGGTTTTAAAATTTCCGCAATTGAGATCTGTAATAGTGGTGGATTCGGCCCTAGACGCGAAGATTACTTCCCAGCTTACATGGAAGTTCCATCTACTGGTAGAAGACTAGAGAGATGTATACGTGCCCAATTCATGCCTCAATATGATTTTGACACTACTATTTATCCGTCCGTAGACACTGTTTGGGTTGACGATGTTGATTCTGCTGCTAGCCCACTAGGTGTTACAAATGAAGATATATGTGGTGCTCAAGACTTAGTAAGAATCCTTGGGGTTCCGACAGCACAAAGATTCATCAAAGTTCAGTCTGCTTCTGGGGGTGGGGTTGCTGACTCAGGGAAGCTGATGCTGCGTTTTGGAGAATGTTCCACTAATGTAGACGAAATTACTCAAGGAGCATTCAACTATCAGTTTGATCAGTCTACTAATAATATGTGGTTCAGTCCCAGCGGTGCTTTCAACACAGAAAACCGTAGGGAAAATGTTCATAAAAACGACTCAATATTCTACACTGTAGACACCATTACACTTAAAGTTCTAGCTAAGAAAGCGTTTGGAACTAGAGACTATGTACTTGATGTTGTTGGCTACAGCGAAGATAAGCTCCTGCATGACACCTCTCCGTCTGGCGGTTTCCTACAAAATCCATCGGGCGTATTCCTAAACGATCAATACGTTGGGAGTGTTGGATCTCACCCTGTTATCTCAGGGTTTTATTCTGACGATGATGATTACATAGTGGCCGGTGGTAGCTTATCTGAACATGAAGACTACTGGGAAGCTAGCGGTAATTCTGGTGGTGACCATTATTCACTTACTCAATACCCCGTAGTCAGTGGTACAGAATTTGCGTGGTATGAAGTTCCTCTTCAGATTCTGGATGATGATGTACGCCTTGGGTTATCTCAAGACTACTCAATGAGTTCATACCTAGAGAAGATCTATCTAGATATCTTCCCACTTCCTAGCGGTGCTTCCATTGCTTACACTGAACTATGTGTAAGGTACGCACCCTCAAACGCCCTTAATCTCTTCACTCAGGGCGGAAAAAAGTTTGGGAAGGTCCAAGACGGTAGATCGGAAGCGGCCCTATACCCAACATCTATGGGGTCTACAGACGATATCCTAAATGCTGGTAGTGGTTACGGTCCTCTATCCTCAATCAGTGGAATCCATTCTTATACTTCGGATGGTACAATAAAGAGTAACTACGCTAGAAGATGGCGTGGGTCAGAGGGTACGGTTTGCGGCCCATACGACCCTGATATGTTCGGCTTTGGATTTGAGAACCCAACAATTGATTACCCATTCCTATCTGGATACTACCGCTTTGATAATGTTGATGGACTCTACGTTCAATCCACAGAGCTTGGTAGTGGCCTAGGTACGGTTAGTGGTTTGTTTGCTACCACGCCAGAAGTCTACCACAACGTTGGTTGGAGATATTCCAGCGGAACCCTATTCCAAAGTCAGTTACCCGGATATAGTGGTAGTTACACAACTTCTGACTGGACATCATTAGCTAGTGGTGCGGTTAATTTTGTGGGTAATCCTCTCTATGGTAAGATTGCTGACGCTTTTGATCGTTCAGTAAGAATCTCACAAGACACGCAAAATATCAACTTTGGGAATGTTAGTGCTGCTAGCGGATTTTCCGTTTTCGTTCGATTTACGCCAGACCCAACCGTTTCCGGTGTTGGGTATGACCTGTTCCAAAGTGGCGTTATTTGTTCTAAGTGGGACACGCCGTCTCAATTAGATTTCGCCCTTGGTTATAGCGGTGGGTATCTATGTGGATACGCTAGAGATACGTCTAACAACATCATCTCTATTGCCGACACCGTGCCTTACAGTGGGTACCAATTCCCGCTGAATGCCATCTTGACGTACAACGATCATCAGAGTAGTGGTCTTAAACTCTACACTGATAATGAATTTCTATCACCTTTCAATGTACTACGTGCTAGTTCCGTACCGTTCCGTAAGGCAGATACAAATGCTGACCTTACACTGGGATGGTCTGCGGGTTCTGGCGTTGGTATGAACATGCTCGTTAGTGAATTCGGAATTTCATCTTGGAGTTCTGGAGTTAAAACGCTTTATGGGTCTGGTACCAACATTGTAGAGTCCAACGCAGACAAGACATATAAAGGTGTAACGGCAGAAAAATTCCTAGAAAACAGTCGGGTTAAATTCTTTGATCCGAGCGAGTCGTATACTAACGACCGCTACAAATTATGGGATAGAGTTAATGAAGACACATACAACGATTGGGCTTTGGGTGCTTTTGAGCACTGTCAATTTGGTATGGGTTATGACCAATGGCAGCTCCGTCCGAATACAGAACATATCATCTTTGATATTCAACATAGCGGCACCAGTTATTCTAATTCTGTGGACCTTCCTACTCCTTCTGCTATTGATAGTGGAGTATCGTATCATACGCAATTAGAGAATGATTTCTTACGGTTCCACCTAAGTGATATTCCCAACAACTTCTACGCCGTTAACCGTCGTATTACAAAGAATATACCTTGTGGATATACATTCTCAGAAAACGCTATTGTTGTAGAGAGTGTGGTATCTCACAAAACGGGAATGGGTATTTCGTGGTCTGGTTGTGGAGATGTACTTCCATCTGGCCCACGTATGATTGTCAGCCTATACACAAAGAATCAAGACCCTTACTGGACTCCAGATGAGCCAAACTGGGGACTGGTAAACCGCAAGTCTCACTATCTGAAACCCTCTGGTTGTATTCAAAAACTAGAGTCATCATTTACCTACGATGATATCTGCGATGAGACAGAGGCTTGGTCATTATTTCCGTCAGAACCAAGGGTCAAAGATTTCTCGGAGAGATATTTCTCCGATGATGTGAACGATATGTTCGTACAATACGACCTCGTTTATCCATCAGGCCCAGCGTATTCTTCTAAGATAGAATTACATTCCTCACATGTAAGAATGGAAGATGCGAACGTTTGCGATGTTGACGTATCTGGCACTATGAACCTGTATGCTAGCGGTGCCTTCCCATCAGAATCTCAGCTTAATCTGAATGTTGGTGGATTTCCACAGGATAGCAGTGGAACCCTACCTCTTACTATGAATATTCCACTGCCGTACGATGTATTTGCGACGGCACCTAGTGGGTTCACGCTTAATCTTCAGGGTGCTTTTGTTTCTACGGAAACGCTTCCGCTATTCACCCCTCATCAATCGGGAGTGGAAACGTTCACCCTAAATATTAGTGGTGAGATTCCTTCAAGTCTATCTAATTCTATGTCTCTAGCACTACCGGAGATTCTAGGTAGACACGACACCTCTGATGACTTTGATCCTCTGACTACATTGGGTGGTAGTGGTACCTTCTTTGGTATGCCGCTTACTATGTTTAATGCGGATGTAGCCACAACTCCTACAGGTCCAGTCCTAAGACTTAACACGTTTGCGTCTTCAAGTGGAAGCACCGGACTTCAGTCTACTACACCTCTAACTCTATGGAACTCAATTCAAGATCTGACCACGAGCAACGCTAGTGGAGATGTCAATCTAAACCTACTCGGCGGCAACACAGTTACCAAACGTCGCTTTGTTGGTTCTATGCCAATGTTCATTAACGCTCCAAATGTTATGAACGTTGAAGTTCCTCTTTACTTGCATAATCCTGCGGTTGAAGCATTATCTAGCGGAACCATGAATCTGGTAACTGCTAATTATAGCAGTAACTTTGGATCAGCATTTGGCTTGTGGTACAACAACAACTACGGTACTGGTATTGAGCTAACAGATGATCATGTGGCAACCCTAGATGTCACCAATGAAATTCGCGGTGTAGATTTAACTGGGTATGGATCATGTACTGGTAATAGCCCAAGCAAGGCTGTTGATCCTATTCTCAGGACGGATTGTACAACGTGGCGTGCGGCCACATGCAACGATGGAGGCATATTCCGAGCCACAGAGACATACACCAACTCTGGTGCTATTAACTTTAGTGGGGACTTGGGATACAGCGGTAATTACTACGGATTGAGAAAATACACGGAACTCATGCCATCTGTAGCTTATAACGCTACCATGACCATAAAAACCGGATCAACTGACCCTATCTCTGTTCCTCCAACGTTTGAGGAATGGGGTTATGGTATGTGCGGTACTGATTGGGATTGCTGTACTGAAGACTGTGATCAAGACTTGGTATTCTCTGGTGTTAAGTTTATAGGTGACGATGCCGCCAGTGTGGCTCCATCTGCTAACCTGACAGTTGATTCTCCATTCATTGTAGCTTCTGGTAGAAGTGCTGGCGACGAATATGGAAGTCAGGTATCTGTCAAGGGTGACCTGATGGCTATCTCCGCTCCTCATATGACTATTCCAGAGTTTGACCAGAATCGAGTAGACGCTTTTGGAAATGCTGATCCCGGCATGGTGGATGTATCTGGTGCTGGCTCTGTATTCCTATACCGTCGAGGCACCGATGTAGCTGGTAAGAGTGCCTCTTGGAACTTGATTGAACCACTGACCCTTCCAACTGGATTCAGAAAAGATTATATTCAGCGTACTGCTGAAAACCTGTTAACATTTGATCAGTTCTCAATATCTGGAAACAAGTGGCAGATTGGTCAAGAGGGTCGTGAGTTTGGTAGCTCATTAGACATGGCAGTAAGCGGTGACCGTGAGGTTGTTGTTGTGGGTGCTCCCCGTGCTAAGTGGAACAGGGAATTCACAGACATTGAAACTTCTGGCATCCCAACTGCTGGCCTAATATTTACCGACCTGTTTGATTATAACAAATCTGAATTGGCTTCCGTGGCGTCTACGGCTTCACGTTTCAATATCTTGTGGAAATACTTCTCAGCACCTTGGAACGCTGGACCTAGTGAATGGTACGCAGAGATCAATCCTAAGATAGTTGTTCTTCAACTTACCTATTCCAATAAGGAATATCCTGTTGTTCCTTCAGATGAGTCAAGCTGGTTTACCCATAGGTATATTCCAAGACTTGATGACCTTGCCTTGTTAGAAGATGTTGGTTCTGGGCTTCTAGGAGGTAGTGGCTCTCTAACTGATTGGATTGCGGCTGCTCGCCCTGTGATTTCAGATCAACAGCATAGCGGCGTAATGGAAGCGTGGTTTGAGTCATTCCCCGCTGGTCAAAATACGCTGTATAGTGGTATCCCAGCAATAGTTGGTATGTTTCAAGAGCAGACTGGATCTACGGCTGGTGCCCTACAGTATGCTGATACTGGTGGGAACGCCATTAATCTCTATGATAGGTTCTCTAGTTTCTATCTAGCTTACTCATCTCAGAGTGGTGTGTTTGATCCAACTACAAACCTAGCTCAAAGTGGACACCTGAACAAGGTATTTGGTCAGTCTGAAAATTGGGCTACTACGGCAAGTGCTTTACTTACTAATACGTTCGACTCCGGAAGACTATCGTCAACATACACTAATTCGACCCTCAACCGCAACTTTGTCGCGAGCGGAGTTGGGCAGGACTGGGGAGATACGCACGGTTCTATTCTTACTGAGTTCCAAGTTCCACCAGCTTCGGGTGGTCGAGTTTACATATTCGAAAAAGAACGTGACAACTTCAACTGTGTTCAGGTCATTACATCTCCAAATGATATAGCTGAACTGGAAGAGGACAATGCTGATATATTTGGTGCGACATATGCTAATACTTACAATGACCGCTTCGGTCACAGTGTAGCTATCAGTACTAATGGCGAAATAGTATCCGTAGGCTCTCCTTGGAACAGTGTTTCCTGTAGGGTCTTTGAGAGAAACGCTGATGAAGATCAGAGGGTTTATGATAACGTTTTAGCTTGGTGTCAGGCTGAGAGCAAAACCGCTGCCGAGTCCTACTACGCACAAATCGTATTACTATCTGGTGTTGCTACTGCTAAGACAGCCACATACGACTTCCTGTCATCTAGCGAACGGTTTGAATTCCGTAATGACATCAACTTCTGGACTGTACTACCTCAGTCATACTCTCCTTCATACTCTTATGGCTATGGAGATATTGCATACATTGGTACACGTCAGTTTCTACCTAAGACGTTTGCTCCTACATCTCGTTTGGGATGGAGTACAGCAGTAAACGACGATGGAGACGTTGTGGCGTTTGGAGCACCAACAGACTCGTTCAACGAGTTTGAAGACTCGAATGTTTGGGGCGACGGTAAGATGCGTTGGGCTTCACATCATAATGCTGGTGCTGTCCGTATGTTTGCTTCACGTAAGTATCACTCTCATAGCGGAGTAGTTGAATTCGGTAGGTTTGGTAACCTTGACCGTTCTTCTCATAAAGCAGAGAGGGATGCTGGATACTACGAAACTATGAACTTGGTCTTCGCTTCTGGTGCCAACGGAAGCTCAGACTACCAAGGAAAATACTGGCGTCGTACTGATTTCTCGGAAATAGAAATACCACAAGATGCTGGTCTTGCTTTCATCATGACTCCAGAGTTGGATTCTGCCAGCGATGAGATCATTGATAACATCAAGAACTGGTTAGCTCTCGGAGATAGAAACCTTGTCCTAGTTGGTAATGACCCAACTTGGGAAGAAAACGGTTTGTACGCAGATTCCAATGGTATCATAAATAACGTACTTGAGAAACTTGGGTCTCGCATGAGAATCCACGCGGCTAAGAGTATTGAACACTCTATGCAGGGTTGTGTTTCTCAGGACGACCTGAACGCTGACAAGTACAATGTTACCAAGGCTAAGATTCCGTCTTACTCTACTGGTGCAACCATTGGCCGGAATAATTACTACGCCAAGGGTGTTGGTGATATCCGTATGCACCTAGAGCGTGATAGTCTTACGGGCTATTCTGATGAAATGGGTTGTCCGGAGGGTGCTACTTGCGACGGTAGTCCACCCCCAATCGTTAACTCTCGCTGTGAGTTCCCGCTGGAGCACGGTGGAGACTTACGTGCTGAGTGGACTGAGCAGTGCTTGAAGACTACTCCTAACACATGTAAGGTTGTAACATATAAGAAGAACTGGCCTCTACAGTTTGGTAACTTTACTCCAAATTGCGACGATCCTCCCACACCCCTATTTACTAAGGTGAATCAGGAACCCGTACCTATTCTTACTACTGCTGAACACCTACCACCTAGTTCGTGGTTGAGGCCAGCTACGTCCGGATACTACTGTGACTATCGTACGCTTTACAAGTGGGAAGTACATCAGGCTGGCTCTCTTAGTGGCAAGTTCGCAGAAGATAACCTAGATGTAGTATCCTTTAATATCTCAGAGGATGTTGATTCTAGCGTTAGTGGTGAGTACAATTCCTTCACTTATAGTGGTGATTTCTTTGACCCTGATTCCCTGAATGGTCGTGACGGTCTACTACAGGGTGTTGGTAGGTCATATTACCCAGAGGATGAAGAGAGAATAGAAACTAGGGTCATCTACCCAGATTCCATCTTGGGTCTAGTTGAATCTGGCCGTAAGACCAACGGCGATCTTAACAACTCACGAGTTTACATTATCGGCTCCCAATGGGGAGAGGACGATGCTAGTCGCGGTATAGACGCGGCGACACAAAATGATGATAAGAACACTGAGTTCTACATCAATATGGTGCGTAAAGATTGTACCTCTGCACCTCGTGGTATTCAGATTAACGGATTCACTGGTCGTACATCTCTCTCAGACGCATATGAAAGTGGTTTAGATCATGGGCTTGGAGATAAACTTAACGTTGAGTTCTCTGTCAATGGTGGTGCCTTTGATGAGAACCAAGAAGCTACAGATCTGAACAATTTGGTAGACTTCGCGTGGGTAGCTAATCCATCTGGTAAACCGTCTGCGTCAGAATTACAAGAACTACAAAATTGGATGGATCTTGGGAATAAGAAATTAGTCATCACGTTTAATGCCACCTCGGAGTCATCTAGACAACAAATTGCTGACAATGTCAACTACTTGTGTAGCGGTCTGAGTGTAACGAGTCGTCCAATCTTGATGCCAAATATTGGCGAGTATTTTGTTACTGAAAACATTATTAAGAGCTACGACCCTACAGATCTTGATGTCCAGAGTATTAATACCTCTACGGATAGTGTTAGTGGTTGCGACAATGGGTATACGTTTACATTCCCCAATTACCAAGCTGCGTCTAGCCTTAGTGGTCTACACTTCAGCGATAGTACACTTTCCGAAAACAAGGACGTGTTCATTCCTCTGTCTGGTGGATCTAACTACGAAAAGATCATCTGGTGGGAAGACGACGTTACTGAGCCATACACCGTTTACCCAACAAATAAATGGAAGATTGACGCAGATGCTACCGTTGAGTTCCCAGCGGTTAGTGGTTCTGGCTATCGCGTGTTTGTAAACTGGGTATCTGAGAAAGTGTCTGAGAAGTTTGACATCTGCGGCACTATTGTTGGTGCTACACACGACCCTCTTGGAGAAGAAGACTCTGAACTGTTCACCTCCGATATTGATGGCAGTATATGTGGTTCGGACATTGATTTGTCTAAGACGACCGTTCTAACACCTTCGCAAAGTATATACGATCTCAAGGCGATTGACAGTAAGATCACTATTAACTTGTCTACCTCACCGTGGAGAACATTCATCCCTCATGGAGACCTGATTGACGGTGTTCTACCAACTACACCTAGACTGATCTCTATCTCTGGCTGTCCTCTTCCAATAGATATTGAAACCGTTATTACTACAACGAGTGGTCAAGTACCAACGGGTGTAGAGGAATACAACTGTAGGTGGGAAGTAAATCCTCTGGAAAGTGGAAGTGTTCCTGCTGTGTCACGTCCAGTGTCCAACAAGAGTGAAATTTACTGCAACTCAGCTATTAGTGCTCAGTGTGAATATCTTGGTGACGAGCTTATTGAAGACGGCCCCGTGGTTGCTGCTGAAGAATTTGAGAACTTCTCATCCTTCCAAACTGGTCGTAGACGCTCAAAGATCATTGTTATCTCTGACTCCACACTTCTACAGGGTCAATGTGCTCATTACCGTGCGGAAACTCTAAGTGGTAACCAAGAGTTTATTCGTAGTTTATATCCAGATTCTTTGGATGTAGTGACTACGGGACTGGGTTCCTTTGGGGATGATTACATCTATACAGATGTTGACAGCGTAGACGTAAATGGTCGTAATTGGTTCTTCTCTCAGAAATTGAGAGCACCAGAACGTGGAAGTGCGGCTAAGTATCATGCTATTAGTGGTCACGCAGTTAGCAACATACAAGATCCACTATACGGTGGTGCTGGAGTGGTTGGGAGTCTAGATAATTACTACGACGATGAAGATACGTATGACCCTTCAACCCTGACTCGTCCAGCGGAACTGAAGAGTCCGGAACAGATCAAACAACGTGTTGAGAGTTTCTATACTTCTGACGCTCTTGGAACTCACGGCATATACCCAAGATTTAGTGGCGACTTCTTAAATATCAATCCTCCACAGACCTACGAAGAGTTAATGGGAGAATCTGGTAACAAGAAAGACTTCATCACTGACGCTAAGGTCGGCGGTGGTCTTAATGACCTAATGAAGGCTACCAATACTGACTACCTAGACCTAGACGTATATTACTCTGGATGTTTAGGTGACTTGTTTGGTTATTCTATCGACATGAGTGATAATAAGCTGGTTGTGGGTTCTCCATTTAATGCTTACTATACCGAGGGTGCTATTAGTGGTGTTAGTGGTATCGTACAGTGGCATGAAATTGAAAATGACCCATCTCGCTCTGGAGTAAGAATTGCCGAAGACGGTGGTGCTGGTGCTGTGTTCGTATACGAGAAAACAGGAAGTGGAGAAAATGTGGTCTCAGAATTCCTGCCCTGGGAATTCCAGCAGAAAATTAAGCCTAGCAGCTTAAATGTGGGTATTGTTGACTTCTCACCAAGCCCAATTGTAGCTTTAGAACAACAACGTGACGACCATGATATTTTGGATGCTAGTTTTATAGTTGAGTTCGCGAAAAGGTCTGATAACTTTGGCGTATCTGTTTCTATCGATTGTGACATGATAGCTATTGGTGCTCCTAATCATGATTTTGAAACAATACACGGCCACATATATAGTGGTGCTGTACAACCAAACGGACTAAACACAGCCTTCCAAAGAAAGAGCTTCAATGCTGAGTACGATATTCCCAATCATGTTTTCTATGACCTTGGAAGCTCTGGGGTTCGCGTTGATCAGTTCAGCAACACTAGTGGGACTATGGTTCTCAACAACGGGGCCGTATTCAATTACCGCAACGAAATAGTTGACTTCCAGAGCAGGGGTCAGTCTTGGATATATGCTGAGAAATTATACGCTCAGGGACATAATGATAGGGTTCCAACCTTATATACGGACGATGGACTTGGAGGATTCTTTGTTACGACTAGCGGCACAGAGAACGATAGGTTTGGCAGTTCTGTTTCTGTTGATCGTGCTGGTCGTGGTGATAGTGATTATGTTATGGCGGTGGGTTCTCCAAGGCACTCTTGGGCTACTAGTGGTAATCATCCTACTAGTGGATTACTAGATGCTGGTGCTGGATATTCATTCGATGCTATGCTTAGGGGGCAAGTGCCATCTATTCCTAATAGCGGCGGCTGGATCGAGGCTCACGTATTTGGACAGAAGAAGGACCGTGACGCTACGGACCGCTTGGAAACTAGGGTTTACCAAAATATATCAGGCGATTCCCTATCTTACCAAGTATCCGGGATCATCTTCAGTAATCCAAATGGTGATATTTTCCTAGAGGTTTCTGGGTTTGACCCATCAACCAAGGGATTTGTTGCTCATCGTCCATACGTAGAACAGGTAGATTTAACATTGTTTGCACCTACGCCAAGTAGTGGAATGTTCAATCTGGTGACCTCTGGCCGTGCGGTAGATAACTCTGGAGATATGAATCTGACTCTAATCGGTCCAGATAGTGCAAATGTGTATAATACAATGAATCTGTATCAGTCTGCGGTCCTTGGATCTCCTAGTGGAACAATGAATCTAAACATTGAGGCACCAAGTGGGCACTCAGGAATATTGAACCTGAACATGACTAATAACCAGACCACAGACTCTCTTAGCCTAAGAATACGGGGATACTAATGCCAATTAGAGTACGATATACCAATGACGATACTCAGGACTGTACTATAAGGCCCACGCCCTTTATACAGATCTCTGAGAACGTATTGAAGAACAAGGAGGGTGTATTTGGTATTACGTACTCCATTACCCTAACAGGAACCCTAATCGCAGACCGTGGAACCCCATATGCCTTGAATCCAGCTACCAACCTACCATTTGATTTCTTTAACGCTGGACATATTCCTTCGAACTTCATTGGTCCTTATGGGCTGTATGATGACGAGCCAATCAGTTCCAGACCAAAACCGTGGCGTCAGCAAGTGGGAAACAAAAACGCTTCCGCTATGTTGAGCAAGCAGCGTGCTCTACGTGGACTGTTTGCCCAAGACGGTCAAAGGGTTGAGTTATCTGATATTTTGGATGACGCAGGAGCTACCATAGTATGCTACCCTAAGGTGGTAAGTATTGATTTTACAGAGGGTGCTTATGTGACCGTCTGTTCGTACACTATTGTACTTGAGGCTGACTACTTACTCAGAGAAAACACCGGCGACGACGATCAGGCGTTCGTAGACCTAGAGGGTACATACGCTAATAACGGGAGCCTAAGAGCTACCAACACAAAGTTAGTTGATCTCCTTAACAGTAGTGGAACACACTTTGTTGAAGATTATGGTGAAGACTGGAACTTGGAGGCTGACGATGCTCAGGGCGAATCTGTAGAAAACCCTCGTTCTTATCGTATTTCCCACACGCTCAACGCTACTGGTAAGACCGTCTACAACTACGATGGAGACATTGATAAGCCAGCGTGGCAACAAGCTCGTGATTTTGTTTTGAGTCGCTTGGCGACCAATCCTAGTGGCTCATATCCAAATGTAGCTGGTATCATAGGGTCGGGAACGGTTAACTTAGTAGATTCCTATGGTGGATTCAATCATGTAAGAACAGAACAGATTAATGTAGCTAACGGTACATATTCTGTAACCGAAAACTGGTTGCTTAGTAGCGGGACTTCTACTGAGAACTACAGTATGACAACGGCCACATCTAACTCAGATCCGTTTATCAATGTCTCTATAGATGGAACTATTAAGGGTTTATCCAAGGTCGCCCCCGACAAACTTGGCGATCAACAGGTTGTGGCTGTCAGCGGTGCGTACGCACACGCCCTACAGAAGTACAACAGCATTTCTAACAATGGTCAATTTGGGATGACTAGTGATATCTATCACAGAGCTAATAATCTAGTTGCCGTACAACTGAACTCACAACCGGTCTCCATCAGTATTGGCTCTAACCAGTACACTGGAGATATTTCGTATAGTCTAGCTTTCAACAATCGCCCTACTAATATTGTGTCCGGTGTAATTTCTGAGAGCATTCAAGTCAATGATACATATCCGGGAGATGTATTTGCTGTAATCCCAGTACTTGGAAGACAAACTGGCCCTATTCTGCAAAACATTGGTGGTAGAACAGAGTACCGTAGGGATGTAGCTATCAACCTAGTAATGGACTATACCAAGATACCCTACAGTGGAGACAGACGTTCATTAATTCTGAAAAAACCAAGTCTGGTAGAGCCTACGGCGAGTCAGTTGGCTACGCTTCTACAGGAACTTAGCCCTCAGGGCGAGCCGGGAGTAAGGAAGTATTTCATTACTGCACCAACAGAGAGTTGGACACCTAAAGAGGGTTCCTACTCGTTTAATATCGCATTCACATATGAATTGGACAAATAGGAATGGCAAATCCCACACCAGATTGGGACGACTTCTACGATGAGGGGTTGGGTCCAGATTTACCACTCAGTGCTGCGGCTAGACAGCAGCTACCATCTGGGGTGTTGCCCTCTGGTGAAGCTAATAGCTTTGACTTCAGACAGCACGGGTCTGGTATCAACTCGCCATTCCCCTATCCCAACCAGAATACTCCGGACGAATTGGCTGGAATTACTAAGACTGATTTCCCAGACCAGTTTAGTGATGCGTGGTGGCAAGCATCTGGTGCCCTAAAGACATACGGCCCTGATGAAGGAACACTGGTCGATACGGAACAAGAGTCTGGAATATTTCATTTCAACAATCTCATCTCTAGATTTTCCAGTGCTTCAGGTGTTAATCAGAGTGGTATCACAGATTTTACCATATTCAACAACTACGTTCATCATCAAAGATTACCATCTAATAATAATAACGCGGACGCAATAGAAATACCGTTTGTATCAACATATCGTACATCGATAGATTTCAACGCATACAACGGACAACAAGGATTCGGAGGATAATATGGCACTTGACAACAATTATGGAATAGTTCCACCTTCTGGGGCACATGGGACAGACTGGCCCGTACATCATACGCTACCTCAGGGTGCTAGTGGGTCTCTATCTACTGCTGGTTGGACTGCAGATAACATTTCCTCAGGGAATTTTGGCAATGAGGGTTTCATTCAACAAACCTTTTTAGGTGCTTCTATTCAGAATTTCGACCTAAACGCCGGTTTCGGTGACACCACATCTACGCTCAGTGTTCAGTTGGTCAACGATGAATTCCACAAATCTGATGGAAACCCACTAGGTGCTGGCGACGACCCATACCACAGTGGTATAACAGATACATTCCTACCTCCAGTAGTCGGCACCCCAGTCTTTTTCAAGTTTGGGAAAAACCCATCAACGGTTGAGCAGGCTTTTCGTCAAACATATGATGATCTATACGACATCCAAACTCTGCCGTCCAAGACTAACCCTAAAAACGCTTGGGGTTGGTTCTTCCCGCAGGAAACATACGACGCTGATAATTTTGATTCACTTGAAACCTACCATCTAGTAGACCTAGTAGACAACGTTATTGAAGATCGTAGTCTATTATGGAACGATGATACTGAATGGAGAGGTCGTAATCACTTTGCGTTTGGCGGTATTCTACAGAGCTACACTCAAAATAAGAGTCAGGCTGGCTCACCCCTATATTCAGTCTCAGTATCGGACCCTAGGGAGATTCTTTCTAGTGTCGACGTATTACTAAACAACTATCAGGGCACCACATTCAATAACAAGAACATAATCAACGTATATGGGTTTCTGGAATATGACCCTTCTACACCTCTATTGGCAGACTTTGAAGTTTCAAAACGAGAAGCTGGCGTTATAGAGAAATTTATCTACGCAAATGGCAGCGTGGATTATATCGGAGTAACCGCTAACTGGAACGATATAGGGGGCTGGGCAACCGTTTCTCCAAAAACCCCAGCTAACGTCACAACAGATTCATCTACTTGGTCTAAGGCTGGGTTGGACTCCTACGTCGCACCCGAAGGTTCTGCTAATTTGAAAGACCAGTATTACTTTGGTAATAGCTCCTTTAACGGCACTGTCAAACCTGAGTACTTCCCAATTACTGGGCAGGGTTTTTCCAGACGTAGTGATAAGGGAATGCCGTGGTATAGAGTGGGTCAAGGGTTGGCT